GATAATACCCTGCTTTTTGCAGATACTCATCCTGCTTTGCCTCGCGCCCATAAGCCCAACCAACGAACGTGTATCGTGGTGCTTTGCCGTCGAACACAATGTACTTGGCATCATCTTCCATATGTGGATGCACTATCAGTCCACCCCTGCCGTTATGCCGAGTCCATTTGACCTCGAACTCTCCAGCATCTTTTGCTCTCAAGCCCTCAACGCCTGTCCACGGTATCCCTTGCCACAGTGTCACCGCAAGCTCACAGCAAGCCCCCTCGATCTCGTTGTTCCAATCAGACTCTTCAATTTGTGCTCGGTCGGAACGCTTACCACAGAGCTTCTCGTAACGCCTGAGAATGGCGTGCGATGCAGCCATGTGTATTTCGTTGGGAGACAGGTCTATAAAGAACGTCAATTAACAAACCTCCAGCACCGCAGTGAACGCTTTCCTGATGCCATCAAATGTGACTGCTGCCTGTCCACCTACATCCAACTCAGCTCGACTGCGAATGCCGCACTTCTGGTATATCCATTCCTTCGCACCAAGCTCATCTGTCACACCCTTGGTGAGGAAGTCTCCTGACTGCTCAGTCTCTTCGTTGATGAACTCCCAGAAGACTGGGTTCTTGCATAGCATCGCAGCAACATAACTGAGGCGCGATGTAGGTATCACTTCCTGCTTCTCCACTCTCTCACGCATCTTCTGATCGATGACTTCCTCATCATCATCTATCTCTTGGAGTCCGATCAGCATCACCTGAGTGCGGCTCACGCCTTCAAACGGATGACCCATGCCATCGTTACAAAGCCACAGCTTCACCGTGTGTCCGTTCTGCTGGCTATCATTCCACCCAGCTAACATCACCTGATCTTCGTACAAGACGTGTCTGATGCCCTCTGAGTCGGTCTGACAAGCCATCATGAACCGCGTACCAGCGTGTCCCTTGCGCCGCTTCGTGTAATCGTGAAACGGGTTGCGCAAGTCTTCTATCCCAGCATCATTCATCGGCAGCTTAAATGTCACTGTGCTGCCGTTCTCATCTCCCCAGTCTGCTCGCATCATTGTGACGCGCCCACTCCATGCCATGCTCATTCTTTGAACCTCTCAAATTCTTCTTTTGGATTGAACCATTTATCCTTCAGGAAGTGTCCGATTTCATGAACACCCTCGTGTGATGATTTTACCCGCACTGACTGACCCTTCAGTTTCTGGAACGACTCAACACCGACCGTCTCCAGCACTCTGGTGATAAAGAAACCAGCGAAGTTTTTATTGTTCTTGTTATCTTCATCCCAAGACTTCGGTGAGTACAGGCTGTAGCCACCGAACCCCTGACCGCTGCCTCCGTAGTCGAGGTGCATCCACATGGTTAAGTGGCGTTCAATATCCAGATCAACACTTGTGATCGTTGCGTTCTTTGTTTCGATAATCATGGTGCCCACCTCTGTAATGTTCCCGGCTCTCCATCCTTCATACTCTGCAACTGATCAAGCATGTCCCAACCCAACATCCCCGGCATCGTTACCACGGTCTCTACCTTGAGTCGTTGCTTCATGTATTTGGCACAGGAAAACGCTGCTGCCTGACCAGTGAATGATTCATCGTTGTCGCCCACGATCACCACCTTCTTCACGTGTAGTGGTATCGACTTCAGTTCTGCCATGCCGTGTGCACTGATGGTTGCCCATGCTGGATAACCTGTGATCGCCCACGCTGCGAGAGCTGTCTCGATGCCCTCTGCTATCACCAGCGTCTCGTTCGGCTCACCGAGACGCACACAGGCTCCTGTGATGCTCTCCAGTACAGGCATGATCTTCTTTTCTTTGCCGTCCGGCGTGAGGTACGTACGGTGGACCGAGATCGGGACACCTTTCGGGTTGCGTATCAGGGCAAGCATAGCTGGGTACTCACCCATCCAACTGTGCCCTTCGTACAGGTCCAGCTTCTCGATACCCCTGATGTCTTTGCTAACCTGATCAACAATCTTCGATGGCACACCACGACCAACCAGATAGTTGTAAGCAACGAACGGTTCCTGTGCTTTGGACCACAGGTCGTTAAGTTTTACCCTGCGCTTATCGATATCGATGTCAGGTTTGAATGGTTTTTCTTCGACGTTGTTTACGACCTGATCCACTCTTCGTGCTGCCTCAGCAAAACTGATGCCGAGAGTATCTGACAATAACTTAAAACCATCTCCGACTCCGCAAACATTGCAGAACCAATCTCCATCATTTCTTTTGTTGTCGTAGCGGTATCGATCCTTGCCGTCGCATATAGGACATGGACCGTGCTTCCGCGTAACGGCATGTTCACCAATAAGTTGGGTGAGTATCCCATCCCATTTACCCCGCGCTGCTTGTTTGGTTGTCATTCTCATTTTGTTTCTCCATCGCTTTTGCGTATCTTATATCCATACCCCGGCACCATGACTTCACCTCTGGTGCTGGCTCTTCGAGCGGTACTTTTGAAAAATCATTATCAGGCCACACGCCCATTTTCTTTTTGTATTTATGTGCTGCCCAACCTTCTACCTTTTTCACCTTCGGTTTCTTGTGACCGATCGTCAGTAGTGACCTGTACCACAGCTCACGCTCTTCTGGTGTGAACTTACGTTCCTTCGCTGTACGTCGTGCCTCTGCCCTGACCTCCATCAGATCACCAGAGCGTGACTCCACGTGCCTGCCCTTCTTCTCTGGGATGTGACCACAGGTTGGACACGGCAGCTGCCGGGTATAAACCGTGGCGCACATCACGCATGTGATAGGCTTCTTCTCATCCAAATCTTTCTGACGATCAGCTGGAGTTGATATGAGAGCGCGACCCTCTTCAAGCACCCACCGATGTGTGTCTTGGATGAAGCCGTGTTCGTAGACGTTACCGCTATGATCGATGATACGGGAGTCTTTCTTGTTTGTGGCTTCGCAGATTCTGAGCGTCCTACCACCCATCTGAATATAGAGGCCCAAGTGCTTTGTCGGACGAGCGAGAACACAGGCGCTCAGTCTTGGCTCATCGAACCCCTCGGTGAGTACCCCATAATTGCAGACAACCTGTACCTTGCCTACCTTAAGGTCGTACACCAACTGCTTCCGTTCAGGCAGCGGCGTATCTCCATCCACGTGCGCCACCGCAACCCCTGCTTTGTGGAACTCGTCGCGCAAATTAATCGAATGTTTGACCCCGCTCGCAAACACTACAGTTGGCCTGTCATGGGCAAGCCTGTACCAGTGTTCTACGATGTCACCAACAAGTGAACGCTGATTCATTCGCGCTTCTAGGTCAGCCGGGTCGTAATCGCCACCGCGTATTTTCACTCCAGTTAAATCAAGAATGGTCGGCGCAAAGGTGATGGGTTGAACAAGAAACCCGTTGTCGATCATCCACTGGGTACTGGGACCAAGCACCATGTAATCGTAGACGTGACCCAGACCCTTGCCGTCTCCACGAATGGGTGTAGCGGTCAATCCTATAACGACACTTTCACCGTAGTGGTTGATGAGCGTGATATAGGTCGGTGCGAGCGAGCGGTGAGCTTCATCAATGATAACTATGTCAGAGTCAGGGAAGGGCAGCTTGTCCGTTGTGATACATCTGGCTGTGATCGTCTGGACACTGGCGACCTGACAATCCGCTGCGCCATATGGGTATTCGCCAGCCATGAGAATCCCATGGTCTACTCCGAAGCGTTCGAGCTTGTCAGCACACTGGTAAATAAGCTCGCGGCGATGGGCAAGGAACTGGGAACGACGACCCTTCTGCGCGGCAAGTTTTACGATCTGTGCTGCAATAACGGTTTTTCCACCACCAGTGGGAACCACGACTAATATCTTGCGGTAACCAGCCATGATCGCCTGTCTCACCTGAGCGATGATGTCGTTCTGGTAGTCGCGAAGGACGAACATTAGCCTGCTGCTCTTTTCCGTTTTTCCTCTGCCCAGTATTGGCGTATTGCCTCCATGTCGCGAGCCTTCGCATACATCTCATAATTGACGATGCGCCACCCCCACGTTATAGATTCGTCCATGAGTACGATGCGCCGACCGTCATCTGATTTTGATTTACTTTCTGGGTCAGGCTCCATGAGCGCGGAGATGCCCTTCTCAAGAATTTCTTTTGGTACGTTGGTGCGCCCTGATAGGTGATCGAGGCTCATCTGAACTTCGCCCTTCTTGTTGGCGAAGGTGATTAGGATCATGAATGTGAAGATGGCTTCCCACCCAGCCGCATAGAGTGAACCCTCGAACAGGCTCATCCAAATCTTTCCGTACATTGAGTTCCCCTTATTGGTACTAATAAGCTGTATAGGTAGTTAGTACTTGGTCAGGTGTAGTTATCTGGTATCTGGTATCTAGTATCTAGTATGACAGAACTCTCGGAAAGTTCCCAGAGGTTTCTCGGAAGTGGTTTCTCGGAAGGTTCCGAGAATGTCCGTGACAGTCCGTGACAGTCCGTGACAGTCCGTAGACAACAGCAACTGTCCATAGACAGGTTAAGCAGGGAAGATGTCGGTGATGCTGAGTGGGTAGTCGTTGCGGCTTGCTATCTCGATGATCTTGAGTGCGGCTGGGCCGCGTGGTTTTGACTTGCCTGCCTCCCAGACTCGAAGGGTGTCGATCTTAGCTTCTATCAGGTCTGCAAAATCTGGTCGGTCCATTCGGAGTTCTTCACGGAAGCGTCGAATCACATTTTGGTGGGGTGGTGTTGCGTCCGGTCGCTCGTTGGGACCAAAGGAATCTGCCATCACATCGTTCTCTTTTTGCTGTTATCAGGGAAGGGTATTATATTACCACTTAGTGTTGACTTTAATCCAGTCAAGAGTATGATCTCCTGCCTGAGCCGAAGGCACTGGGTTATCATCCAAAAAACATACCCCACCGCCATTACATGTTCAGGCTAAGCGGGATGCCAGTGGTGGCATTTTTTCCATCTTCGCAACATGCTCCAACGAACTGGCGCAAGCCGGACAGCCGAGAGCCGAGGATTGATGGTTATCAAAGTTCGATTCTTTAATCCCGCTCCAAATTTTGACACGTAGCTCGGAAGCTGCGTGGAGATACAAGTTTTGTGAGCCGATGAGTAAGATCGTTACCTCAAACTGTTAATTTGACTGGCGAAAGCCGACCGATCTCTCGCAACATGTTCACAATTTAGTTTAAGTTTTCGAGCCGGATGGATTGACGGTTATCTCTGAAAGATGTAGGTCATCGGTTCGAGTCCGATTGCCCACCCTACAATGGTGGGTATAGCTCAGCTGGCAGAGCAACATTGGCGCAAGCCATCTCCGTCGCCTATAACATGCTCGAATTTTTACATGCTCGTGATGGACGAGCCGCAAAGAGGAAACAAAGATGGATTATTCAAAGCACGTATCAACTAAGCGTTCGCCACAGAGTGAGCGCACTCCCGGTCGTACAGATGAAGTCGAGAACTCAGCAGGTGGATTCGTCCATGCTGTGAGTGATTGGGATCGTCTGGATCGGTTTCTGATTTTAGGTTCCGAAGGTGGAACGTATTACGTCAGTGAGAGCAACCTGACCAAGGACAATGCGAACGCAGTCATCGGGCTAATAAAAACTGATGGTCTCCGCGTTGTGAACACGGTCGTACAGGTATCACAGGACGGTCGGGCGCATAAGAACGACGCAGCCCTGTTTGTTCTCGCTATGGCGGCGAAGTTGGGAGATGAGCAGACGCGAAAGATGGCACTCGGCGTATTGCCCGAGGTCGCTCGCATCGGTACTCACCTCTTCCAGTTCGCAACTTTTCTTGAAGCCTTCGGTGGTTGGGGTCGCGCTACTAAGCGAGCATTCCAGCGCTGGTACAACGAGAAGGATGCTGATCGATTGGCATACCAGCTCTTGAAGTATCGTCAGCGTGATGGTTGGTCGCATCGTGACATCCTGCGACTGGCTCACCCGGTTACCAAGAGTCTGGCACATCGTGCAATGTTCGATGTAACGACTCACCCGGAGAAGTTGAACAACCTTGAGATGCTAAAGACTTTGCCGAGTATTTACTCTGCATACCATGCTGCAACGCAGCTGGAGAAGCCTGACGCTCGCCTGATTGAGCTGAACAACCTGTCATGGGAGATGTTGCCAACTGAGTGGCTGAAGGATGAGGCTGTGAACAAGCAGCTTCTGTCCACGATGCCGCTGATGGCTACCATTCGTCAGCTCGGTCGATTGACTGCTAACGGTACGATCAAGCCGATGTCGAGCGAGTCAAAGATGGTTGCAGGTCGCCTCACCAATCGAGAGCAGATTGAGCGCTCGAAGATTCATCCGATGCACTACTTGCTGGCGCTGAAGAATTACGCCGCTGGACAGGGCTTTCGTGGTGGTAAGACGTGGACTGCTGACAACAGCATCCTGTCTGCACTGGATATTGGTTTCGGTCGGTCATTCAAGAATGTTGAGCCTACTGGTAAGGCGTTCATGATTGGTGTTGATGTCTCCAGCTCAATGCGATGTGCGGTCTCTGGATCGAACATTAGTTGTGCAGAGGCTGCTGGTGCCATGGCAATGATCATCGCTCGTACTGAGCCTGTTCATTTCATCCATGGCTTCACCAGTGGGTCACGTGGTGGTTACGGTTATCGCAGCTCGTCACTGGAAGGTTTCGTTGACCTTGGTATTGGCTCAGCAGACTCTTTGCCTGACGTGATGCGGAAGGTTACGAACCGGAACTTTGGTGGCACCGACTGCGCTATTCCGATGTTGTACGCTTCGGCAAACAACATCATGGTTGACACGTTTATCGTGCTGACTGACAGTGAAACTTGGGCTGGCAATATCAAGCCATCTCAGGCGTTGCAGGACTACCGAAAGACCCACAACCCGAAGGCTAAGCTCGTGGTTGTAGGTATGTCGAGCAACGGCTTCACTATTGCCGACCCCAACGATGCAGGAATGCTGGACGTGGTTGGGTTCGACGCTAACGTACTCCCGGTAATCGCGGAGTTCAGTAGATAACGTCCTTTAGCACTGGGTGTTGATTTTTCAGCACCCGGTGTTATAATTAAGTTGTGTGAGTGAAGCTGGACAGGCACCGAAAGGTACACGAGTCCGGGTCTGATCGTCCGGTCAGGTGAGTGGTTAACCAGTACCGCTGTAAAGTGAGTTGGATTCTCACCCTCGCACATTTTATTCGTATGCATTGGTTGTCAGTGCATCATAATTAGGAGTGCAGCATGTCCCTTACAAAGGCGCAGCTCAAAGAACGAAGGACAGGGGTAGGTGGCTCAGATGCTGCCACAATTCTCGGTATCAACCCATTCACCACAGCATACGAACTCTATCTCGATAAGCTCGGTGAAGCCCCACCAGAAGACGTAAACTTTCTTAAGGAAGGTCGCTACTGGGGCAGCGTTCTCGAACAACCAGTTTGTGATCGGTACGCCGAAGAGACTGGTTACAAAATCCAGAAAGCCAACCAACTGATCCGCTCGAAAGAGCATCCCTTCATGATCGCCAACATCGACCGTAAGGTGGTTGGTGAAGATCGGCGCATCGGCTTTGAGGCCAAGACCGCAGTCTGGAAAGAGGGTTGGGGTGAGACAGGCTCAGACGAAATCCCACCGTACATTATGTGTCAGGTGCAGCACTATCTTGCTGTCACTGGGTATGACGTATGGGACTTGGCTGTGTTGATCGGTAACCGCGACTACAGGTCGTACCGTATCAACCCCATACCAGATATTATCGACCAGCTAATCGAAGCTGAGACGGAATTCTGGGATCGAGTCACCAATAAAGTTGCGCCTGAACCAGACTGGCAGTCAGCGTCAACCACGCGCTTCCTAAAGAACTTCTATCCCGGCACTAACGGTCAGGTAGTACGACTGCCAGAGGTGGCTCAAAAATATCAGGATGTAATGAAAGATGCCCAAGAACAAGCGAAGCTATTCAGCGGAATTATCGACGGCTGCAAGAACCGGATTGCTATGCTCATCGGGGAAGCCGCAGTCGGTATCCTTCCCGACCAGACCGCATTTACCCGTAAGGAACAGACACGGAAAGAATTCACGGTTGCAGAGAATACTTTCGTTGTCACCAGACACGCTGCAAAACTACCAGTCGCAGCTGTCAAGGCAATCGAAGACGGAACTGTAATTCAGATCGAGGATCAATCATGACTCACAGGATTAGGATCAACCATGACGGCACCGTGTACTGGCATGGAGTGGACGCTGGCAAAACTAAAGTGTTGGCAATGAATGAAGATAAAGGTCTCATTGTCTTGCACACCGCTGGAAGTTACTGGTGGGATAACGCTGGACGGCACTACGGCGAAGCAAAGATCACAGTGCATGAGTACCACGAGACTGTACATGACAATGAAGTTGATTTACTTGAGCTATTTGGCGTGATGGATTTTGCACCACGCGGCAATAAATGGAGACCACAGAATGACAACTAAGAAAAAATGTAAAGCACGTGTATCAGCTGGAGCAGAAGGGCACTGTAAGCGACTTGCTGTAAAGAACGGCTACTGCAAACAGCACTACAATCAAATTCACCCACAAGCATCAGAGGTGATCGATACAGCCACTGGTGAAGTGATCACTGATGCAGAGGCTGAGCAAACGATCGTACAGGCTGCTGGTAAGGCGTTAGGCAGTGACCCTGCCTTCGCCAAGTACGAGTTGGCTAAGCGCGTCTCACATACGCTTTCAGCATCGAACTTGGTGCCTGACGCATACCGAGGGCGACCAAACGACATCTTTGTTGCAATTAACATGGGATCAGAGCTGGGCATGGAGCCGTTTCAGGCTATCCAGTCCATTGCTGTGATCGAAGGAAAACCCTGCCTGTATGGCGACGGACTCATTGGGGTAGTGCGTGCTTCTCCCAAGTGTCTATGGATAAAGGAGACCATCTCTGAGGATGGGAAAACAGCGACCTGCGAGACACATCGCAAGGGTGACCCTGAGTCCATTAGCGCTACATACTCAATGACAGACGCGATGCAGGCAGGTATCGACTCGAAGTTCAACTGGAAGAAGCACCCTAAGCGGATGCTCCAGATGCGTGCTCGTTCGTACTGCTTGCGGGATGCGTACCCTGATCTATTGAAGGGTCTGGGTGTAGTGGAAGAACGTCAGGATCACGAAGACACCCCACCACCAGTAACAACTTTCGAGCTGCCAAAACCAGCCGATAACGGACTGAAAGAGGATGCCACAAAGGTCTTTGGTGACGGCGTAACAGAGAGCGACGTGGTGCTACTCAGTGATGTCGAACGAGCCATACACCAGAGCGACACAATGGAAGAGCTTCTCGCAGCTGGTCAGATGGCGAAGAAGTTACCAGAGGTAGATCAAGGAACAGCGCGTATCACATACAAGAAAATGCGAAGAGTCTTAATGGAGGACACACAATGAAATTTACAGACAAAAGAAACGTAACCGGACGCTCAGTTCGCCTATGGCAAGATCGTGCAAACAGGTGGCATTGGGAATACCGCAGCAACGGCAAAGCAATGGCTAAAAGTGCAGACGGTTTTGCTACCAAGCAAGGCTGCACCAACAACGCAATCTCTGTCGCTCATGGA